AATCTGCTAGCTACTACACAAGTCAGTACAGGGACCCTTCATGCCAACGTTGGCTCTTTTAATACAGTTGGAACATCTAGATTAAACGCATCTACTATTGGATCAAGTAGTTTTACAACAAATAGATTTACACTGAACGGAACAGACCTTAAAATTTCTGCTGGCGGTGATAGAGGTGCAGGAGGCCGTGCATTTGTTCATGATTTTGGTAATAAGCTTACTATAAATTATGGTGGTGATTTTACAGGAGGTGTAGAAGTTACCAACAATCTCCACATCACAGGCTCCCTTTCAAAAGCTTCCGGTTCATTTGATATACAACATCCTATTCATACATCCAAGCGACTCATACATAGTTTTATTGAAGGACCTCGATGTGACTTAATCTATCGAGGAAGTGTTATACTCGAAAATGGTACAGCAAATGTTAATCTCGATTCTGACTGCGTTGAAGAAAATGACTGTAGTATGAGTCAAGGAACATTTGAATTATTATGTAGAAATCCAGTATGTTATCTACAGAACAATGATTCCTTCAATCGAGTCAAAGGAACCATTACTGGTAATATATTATCCATCACATGCGAAAATAATACTAGCGCTGATACCATACATTGGATGGTCATCGCAGAAAGAAAGGACCAATTTATCTATCAATGGAATCGAACGAATACAAATGGTTATCTTAAAACAGAACATGATAATTAACATCATTCATTTCTTACTATAATTGTATTTATAATTATCTGTCGATTAAAAATAAAAAAGTTAAGCTGCGTTCAAAAGTGAATCTAAGCTGCGTTCAAAAGTGAATCTAAGCTGTGTTGAAAAGTGAAACTAAGCTGTGTTGAAAAGTAAAGTGTATTGTGATGCAAACAATTAAAAAATGAATGAAATTTGAATTATTATAAATTTAGTTTAATATATAATGTCTACATTTATAAAGTATTTAGAAAATTTTGTAAAAGATACGGAGGATGTGAAAACGTTGACTCATTTAGCCTTTAGAGGGAAGGGTAAATATAGGGTATCTGATGAGAAATATGATGAGTTTTATAAAAAGTATTATGATGCATTGATGAGAGATGAATCGATGTATTTGATTGAGAAGATTAATGAATCGACTAAATTTGCATATTTTTTGGATATAGAGACTCCAAAGAAGAGTGTGTATAAGATTACTGTGAATGATATTAGAATAATTATAGATAAAAGTTTGGAGAGTATTGAGGAGATGTTTGAGAATGGTGAAGGGGGCTATATTGTGACAAAAAGAAATGATAAATATCATGTTAATTTTCCGAATTTGATTGTAAATATGATTGGTGCGCAAAAGTTGGTAAAAATGACTATTGAAAAGTTGGGTGAGGAGAGAAAATTAGTAGATACATCAGTTTATAGGACTGGGTTGCGTTTGTTTGGTTCAAAGAAGAGTGAGATTGAGATTAAGAAAGAGAGGGATATATTTGAGGGTGATGTAAAAATGTATTCGAGTGTATATGAGATTTATGATGTGGAGAATGATAATTTAAAAGATATAAAATCGACAAAATATGAAGAGTTTATGAAGTTAGTGATTAGGCGTAAGGAGTGTTGTGAATTATCAAAAATAAGGGAAAGTTTTAAGCAAAGTTTAGTAAAAAGAGAGACGACAATTGTGAAGGGTGTGGAGAATAAGAATGTGGGTAAGGAGGTTAGTAAATTATTAAATTATGTAAAGGAGATGTATTTTGAGCATGTGGGTGGATATAATTTGAATATTTCAAGAATTGTGGCGACACAGAATAAGCAGGGTATATTTTGTTATTATGTAAGTTTGATGGATAAAATGTGTCCATTTGTGGGTAGAGAGCATCGTAGAGAGCATAGTCCAATTTATTTGGAGATAAGTATGGGTGGGATTTATATAAAATGTTATGATCAGGATTGTTTGAGGCGTAAATATCCAGATGAAGGTTTTAGTTTGCCACATAATTTTGAGATGGATTATCCAGAGTTGTATTTGAGTATGACTACAAAGTATTGGAAGGCGGATATTGATATTACGCCAGATATTAAAAAGTTATTAGAGGATTCATTGTCAGGTTCTCATTATAAGATTGCAAAAGTGATTTATAATATTTACAGACATCGTTTTAGGATTGATGATATTAAGAATCCTGATTGGTATGAGTTTGATGGTATTAGGTGGTCAAAGACGCATATAATGAATATTTTGATGTCGGAGGAACTACAAAAGTATTACAAGGGTATAAAGATTAGTGATACAGGTGCATTACAAAATTCAGACTTGCAAGAGTTTATTCAAAATAAGGACAAGTTAGAGGCAAATTTGAGGAATAGTTTAGTGGATAATATAATTAATAAATTGGAGAACGTGTCTTTTAAGAAGAATGTAATGACAGAGATGCATTACCTATTCAAGTCATTAGAGCCTAATTTTGTATCAAGATTGGATTCAAATCCGTATTTAATTGGGTTTAAGAATGGTATTTATGATTTAGAAAATATGGAATTTAGATGTGGTGATCAGAAGGATTATGTAACATTGTCAACTGGATATGATTTTATGGAGTATGATGAGAATGATGAGGAGATTAAGAATATTTATACGTTTTTAAGGAAGATTATTCCGAATAAAAGGGTATTTGAATATTTATTAAAAATTTTGGGACGGTCATTATTGGGAATTAACGATGAGCATTTTTATATTTTTACAGGATTATCTGGTGCAAATGGAAAGAGTACATTGATTAATTTTTTGGAATATACGTTGGGTGACTATATGACATCAGCTGATGTATCATTATTAACAAATAATCGTGCGATGAGTTCATCTGCGTCACCAGATATTATTAGATTAAAGGGTAGACGATTTGTATCGTTTGCGGAGCCAGAATATGGAGATACGTTAAAGACTGGAATTATTAAGGCATTTAGTGGTGGTGATACTATTATTGCGCGTGAATTATATAAGGCGCCGATATCATTCAAGTTACAAGCGAGTATGTTTATGTGTTGTAATGATTTACCAAATGTGAATTCGTGTGATGGTGGTACGTTCCGTCGTTTAAGAATTATAGAATTCAAGAGTCGTTTTTGCGATCATCCAACAAAACTGAATGAATTTAAGATTGATACAACAATCAAGGATAAAATTAAAAGTTGGAGGCCATATTTTATGTCTATTTTAATACATTATTATAAGCTATACCAAGAAGAGGTAAGAGTAAAAGGAAAGATTGAGGAGCCAGAAGAAGTGAAGATTGCGACGAGTAAATATAAGGCAGATAATGACAAATTTAATGAATATATTACAGAATGTTTAATAGAAGTGTCGGAATGCTTTGAGAATATAAAGACAATTTATAATGATTTTATGAGATGGTGGTCTGAGAATTATGCAAATACAAAAATGCCAGACATTAAAGAATTAAGAAAGTCATTAAAGATTAAATTTGGAGAAGAAGTGGAAAAGTTTAATGCGAATGGAATGAAACAGGTTGGATTTAATATTCGATTTAATACAACAGATAATCATATTCAAGATTTTAATGAAGAAGATTATTAACCCGAATGCAGGAGACGCGCCATGAGTGGCAGTTGTTTGAGTATGTATGTTCTATATATAATTATTATTTTAGATTATTAGATTTATTTTTTTATTATCTTATGTATTATTAAGACATGGATGAGGATAGTTTTGATATAGAATCTTTACCATCAAGTATTTCTTTAGAAAGTACATATACCCCGAATTCCGAAATGGAATCACCAATAGATTCTCCGTTTGCAGAAACTGAAAAAGAAACAATGGGAGATATACTAGATGAGAATGTAGGAGACGTGAAAGATATGATAGATGATAAAATAGTGGATGGGAAATATATGTGGGTGCCTCTTGGTGAAAATTGGAGAAAAATATTAATGTCTAATTTATATGTTGTAAAAGATTGTTTGCCGGATGGAAATTGCCAATTTCGTTCACTAGAGGAGGCACTAAAGAGTGATACCCATTTTAAATTATCACATAAAAAGTTAAGAAATAAAGTCGCTGATTACATACTAACATTAAGTGATGTACAATTTCAAGAGATTTTGAATAATTATAAAATAGAGAAAGAGAGTGGAGAATTTTATGGTGATTGGGATCCAAACACTATAAAAACAAAAAGACAATTGGCATTAGAAATAAAGAAACCAGGATTTAATTTTGAAGGAGATAATATGACATTATCTATATTGTCTAAAGTACTAGGAATTGATATTTTTATCTTTAATGAAAATACACATACGATTACAAAAATAGAAAACAATAATACATCATTTGTTATTTTAAATTTTATTCAACAAGATAATGCAGGACATTACAAAACAATCGGATTTAAACCACAGAATAGTGTTCAAACTATATTTGACCGTGCAGATTTACATGATGACCTAAAATCATTAATCGACAAAAATATATTTTATAAAAGACATATTGAAAGAATTTATGATTTATACGAACCATTTACATGTAATGATTTAATTTCAAACATGGAAATTTTATTAGGAAAATTAACCGTATCCGATAAAAATTTAATATGTTCTTTATCTTCAAAAATTGTAACAAGAAAGACCCCAAAACCACGAAAAAGGGTGCGTTCAAAAGCTAAAAGTGCAGTGCGTTCAAAAGCTAAAAGTGCAGTGCGTTCAAAAGCTAAAAGTGCAGTGCGTTCAAAAGCTAAAAGTGCAGTGCGTTCAAAAGCTAAAAAGAGCAAATCTGTAAAGAAAAGTAAGCGCAAATCTGTAAAGAAAAGTAAGAGCAAATCTGTAAAGAAAAGTAAGCGCAAATCTGTAAAGAAAAGTAAGAGCAAATCTGTAAAGAAAAGTAAGAGCAAATCTGTAAAGAAAAGTAAGCGCAAATCTGTAAAGAAAAGTAAGAGCAAATCTGTAAAGAAAAGTAAGCGCAAATCTGTAAAGAAAAATAAGAGCAAATCTATAAAGAAAAGTAAGCGCAAATCTGTAAAGAAAAGTAAGCGCAAATCTGTAAAGAAAAATAAGAGCAAATCTATAAAGAAAAGTAAGCGCAAATCTATAAAGAAAAGTAAGAACAAATCTGTAAAGAAAAGTAAGAGCAAATCTGTAAAGAAAAGTAAGCGCAAGTCTGTAAAGAAAAGTAAGCGCAAATCTGTAAAGAAAAGTAAATCTAAGCGCAAGTCTGTAAAGAAAAGTAAGAGCAAATCTGTAAAGAAAAGTAAGCGCAAATCTGTAAAGAAAAGTAAGAGCAAATCTGTAAAGAAAAGTAAGAGAAAGAGTAAACGTAAAGAATAAATTTAAATTTATAAAAAAAAATTATCTATATGTAATATATAAATGGGTACTTATATATTATTATTAATTGCATTATTTTTATTTTTTGTGTATTATACTTCTATGGAGACATATACGAATGAAAAGAACAAAGAATGTTCAACGGCTGCTATAAATGATGCAGTTTATAATTATAGAGTAAATGAATTAAATAAGGGGGCGCGTTAACTAGTATTATAAAAAAATGAAATATTTTTAGTTAATGAAAATATAAAAATGAGGAAATTATTGGTCATTATTTTTATATTTTTAAACGGATATGTTTTTTGTCAAAACTGCGGAGCAGGAACATTATGTAATAATTTAGAATATCCATGTTGTTCACAGTATGGGTGGTGTGGGACTTCGGAAGAATATTGTGGTCGAGGGTGTCAATCGGAGTTTGGAATTAGGTGTAATAATAATAATCAAACTACTAGCCAAAGAGATACAAATCAAAATGTGCCGTTTATTATAAGAGAATGTATTATAGAGAATACAGTCGCTTTAACGTTTGACGACGGTCCATTTATGTATACAAATACGTTGTTAGATATATTAAAAATGAATGATGTAAGGGGGACCTTTTTTGTAAATGGAATAAATAGGTGGAATATTGATGAACCTTTTGTTTCGGAAATTGTTAAGAGAGCGTATGATGATGGACATCAGATAGCAAGCCATACTTGGAGTCATTTAGATTTGACAGTTTTAACTGAAGACAGAATAATGGAGGAGATGACTTTACTTGATGATTCGCTTAAAAGAATAATAGGAAAGGTTCCAAAATATATGAGGCCTCCGTATGGTAATATCAATGAAATGATGGCGAGGGTGATGACATTATTAGGATATAAAATGGTATTATGGAATATCGATTCGAATGATTGGGGTGTGCAAGGTGGTGTGAGAAATATAACAGAATTATTTGATGAAAATCCTGTAGGAAAGTCAATCATATTGCAACATGATACATTAGAGCATAGTGTTGAATCCTTAACTCAATTATTTATTGATTTTTTGAAAGAGAGGCAATTAAATATAGTTACAGTGGCTGAATGTTTAGGAGACAATCCATATATAGAATAAATAATTAAATTAAAAGTGAATTTTTAGATAAATATAAGTGGAGATAAACAATGTCTGATAAACGAATGCCGCAAGACATGTCATTATATCATCAAAAGTTGCAATTATATTTATATAAAAAAAAGTTAAATGAGATGAATATTATGGAATTATTAGATAAATTATCTGCGAAAACAGTCAAGTATATAATGTATGATTTGGGTTATATGATGTCTGAATCTCAGGATGACGAGTTGTATATTTTTAGTGATGGGAATTGTAAGGGGAATGGTAAAAAAGATGCGAGGGCTGGATACTCTGTATTTTTTTCGGATGATATAGATTCAAAGTTTTATAAATTTAATAAAACCAGATTGATTGTGACAGAACCTACAAATAATAAAGCGGAGTTATCTGGAATAAAATATATTTTCAAGACAATATTAGAAAACGAGGAGCTTTTTAAAACTAAGAAAATAGTTATTTGTACTGATTCAATGTATTCAATTAATTGTATAGAAAAGTGGTCAAAGAATTGGGTAAAGAATGGCTGGAAGAATAGTAAAGGTGAAGAAGTTAAGAATAAAGAGATTATTAAAGATATTATATCGGCGAGAGATGCTATAAATAAAGACATAGTTATATGTTTTAAGCATATTATGAGTCATTTACAAGAGCCACAAGATAAAAATTCAATTGAATGGACATTATGGTATGGTAATAATAAGGTGGATAGTAATATTAATGAATTGTTAAATAAGAGTTACTAGATTAATCGATAGTTGTCCCTCCAAATTCAATCATCTCTCCATTTTCATCTGTAAGTTGTAGATTATGACTAAATAATAATATATGCCATTGTTTTTCGAAGGATAATTTTATGTTAATTAATTCAGAAGAGGAGTATTCCGTATAATTTTGGATAATATTAAAGGTATCATTAAAAAGATTATTAAGTTGTGTTAAAAGAGCAGGATTTTCAGTTTGTTGTTCTGTACGTTTGTCATGAAATACCGATAGTAAGTATTTAAATGAATCATATAATTCGATTTTTGCTAATATTTTATTTGATAATTCTGTATCAAGTAATTTATTCATTTCTGAAGATAATAAAATATCTTGTAAATTTGTATCGTGTGTTAATGTGTCGTATGTTTTGGTAACTTGAATGTCAGAATGGATATATGTATCGTGAAGTGTAGTATTTGCATGAGCATGTATAATAGAACTAGAGTCAATTTCAAATGTAATATGAATTGGTATTTCTCCTTTGTCATAATTGGAGAATAAGTCAGACGAAAGTTGAAAAGATGTTAAAAATAGATTGTCTTTTACAAGTTTACGTTCTCCTTGATAAATATTAATAGTGATAGAATTTTCATAGCTTTCACTATTTGTAAAGGTTTGTGTACGAGATATAGGCAATAATGTATTTCTAGATACAATAGGTGTCATAATACCACCGAGTGTTTCAATTCCAACAGATAAAGGAAGAATATCCATAAGAAGTGTGTCTCCACCAGAGTCTTGGTCTATAAGATTTTTAAGAAGAGCTCCTTGAATTGATGCTCCGATACTAACAGCTTGGTCTGGATCAATGGTTGAATTAATGTGAGCATGAGGAAGAATTTCTTGAAAGAGCGTTTTAAAGTATAGAATACGACTGGTTCCTCCTACAAAAATAACAGAATTAATATTAGAATAGCTAAAATTGTTTGTTTTTTGAATATAATCATCAAGGACATAATAAATTAAATTTCGTATTTTGTCATAAAACGCCTTGTTTATCTGATTGAATTGAGATTGTGTGATAGGTAATGAATAGTCATGACTACCTAATTCTAAATAAATAGTAGTATGTGTATTAAATGATAATTGTGTTTTAATCTCTTCTGCTTGTTTACAGATATAATTTAATGTTTTGTCTGTTAATTGAGAAAGATTAAATTTTTGTATTATAAAATTAGTTAAATTATGTGTTATATCTTCTCCTCCAAGAAGATTATCACCGATTGTATTTTTAACTTCGTAAACAGATTCTATATAATCTAAATGAAGTAAGGAGATGTCAGTCGTTCCTCCTCCACAATCAAATGTTAATATAAATTCTTCGTCCATGTTAGACATTTTAAATTTATCAAGCGCGTATGCCAAACTAGCAGCGGTAGGTTCATTTATAATACGTAAAACGTGTAGTTGAATGGATTCGCAACATTCTTTGAGAATAGTTCTTTGTTGGTCATCAAAATATGCTGGTATAGTAATAACAATATCAATGTTAGATGATATATCAATAGAAAAATGGTTACAAATAATTTTTTTAAGATATTGTAAATAAAGTGTGATGAGTTGTGTCACAGTAAATGTTTGTTCTATATTATTATATGTAACGCGAAATAATAATGGATTATTACTAAACGAATTGTGTTTAAAAAATGGTAAAAGAGTGTCATCTATAGATTGTTTTCCAATAAGACGTTTTAAGTTATAAAAAATACCATTTAAAAAATGTTTATTATTATTAGAGCGAAGTAATTGCAAAGCAGAATTAGAGAATAATATATCGGAAGAATGTGGGTCTAAAAATAGAATAGATGGCGAGGTAAAGTTTCCTTGTTCATTGGGTATAATTTGAACAATATTCGTTTGTGTATTATAATAGGATATACAGCTATTTGTTGTGCCAAAATCAATGCCAATAACAATGTTATTCATGTTATATTATGTTATAAATAGAAATCTTTATTTAAATTGGCACGAAATAAATGAAAATTAAATTTTAATAATTACAAGTATAAGACATGGAGTATCTTCCATATGATATATTAAATAATATTATACAATATGTTGATATAGAAGCGAGTAGAAATATGATAATATCATCAGTAAATATATATAATTATAAGGATATGTTGACAAATAGAATGATAGATAAAATAACTAGTTATTTTTCTAGTTTAGACAAGTTGAATTTTAAAGAGCAATTAGTGGATAAGAATAAATTATATATACATTTGAATAAGATATATAATCATTTTAAAAAACATAAACATGCATGTTTATCAGATATACTAATATATTTATGTGATATAAAATATACAAAGGAGTGGATATTTAAATATATCATATCAAAATGTCACTTTTCAAAGGCGAGGGCGAATAATAGTGTATTAGATACACGAGCCCGTTTCCCACAGATTTCAGATGTGGGGAATATAGAAATGCAAGAAATAGATATATATAGATTGCAAAGTATATTAGGTAATGTTGTAGATTATAATGCAATACGTGCAGATGATTTAATATATATATTGATGTTTTGTGAAGATGTGTCTATAGTAATGAAGAATATATATGTAGAAGAAATTATACTATTACATGTAATTAAGTATAGGATTAGTATAAAAGATAGAGATAATGTAGTAGTATTATTAAATTATTTATTATATAAACATTTTTTCAGATATTCGGAATACATAGAAGATGTCTTGGTAGATATTATGTGCGAGGTTATAAAATATAATGATATAGTACTATTGGAAGAGATTTATAATAAGCAGAAAATGTATAAATTTACTTTAAGATATCAAAAGATTGTAAATGCATGTTTAAAACGAGGAAATATTCAATTATTACAGTTTATAAATGATAAAATGGTCAAACAGAATAAAGAATTAAGAGGTGATATGAAGATTGAATGTATAATAATAACAACGGATGATATAAAAGGTTTAATGAGAAACAAATTATATAGTATGTTATGTAAGGTAATAGAATTATATTTAGGAAATACAATAAATATGTCTGGATATATGAGGGAGATAATGAATAATTTTGAGTGTAATAATAACGAATGTATGGCGATATTAGATTATTTGAATGATGTTAATAAAAAGTTAATTATGGAAAAATTAATAAAACGTTAATTATGAAAAAATAAAATGAATTTAAATAGGTATAAAGAATATTCAGTTGTGTAATAGATATGATTAATATAGTTGCGTGTTTAACAAATTATAAGAATAAATTAGCCATTGGAAGATGTGGTGATTTGTTATTTAAATTAAAGGATGATATGAGATATTTTAAGCATTTGACAATGAATGTGTTAAAGAATGATTCACGATTGTCACGGAATGTTGTTTTGATGGGGCGTAAAACTTATTTTTCAATACCGATGAGATATAGGCCATTAGAAGGACGTTTAAATATAGTATTGACAAGAGACCGTCAATTAATGAAATTATCACCTGTTCCAAATAATTTAGTATTAAATAAAGATTTATATTACGCTGATTTAGATACGTTTAAAAAGATTTATTATAAATATAATCCGAATGTATATGTAATTGGTGGCTCTGAGTTATATAATATGTTTATTGGGCAAGCGGATAAATTATATATTACACAAGTACAAACTGAAGATGGTAAGGAAATAAAATTTAAGGATGGAGAAGAACCAGATACATTTATGAACCATTTTAGTGCTGATTATAGATTAGTAGGTGTATCTGAGAAATATAGTGAAAGGTATAAAGATATGAAATTGAATTATAGAATGTTGTATTATAAATTGTCTGATAAAATGACAGAAGAGCATAAATATCTAAGCTTTATGAATCGTATTTTAGTAAAGGGAAATAAGAGATTAGATCGGACTGGAGTAGGTACTGTATCTTTATATGGTAATCAAATGAGATTTGATATATCGCAAACAATACCATTAATGACTACAAAGCGTGTTCCATTTAAGACAATTATGGAAGAATTATTATGGTTTTGTAGAGGAGACACTGATGCTAAAATTTTACAAAAAAAAGGTGTTAAGATTTGGGATGGGAATACATCGCGTGATTTTTTGGATAAACAAGGCTTGTTTCACTATCCAGAAGGCGTGTTAGGTGCTGGTTACGGTTTTCAGTGGAGATTTTTTGGTGCAAAGTATAGTCATATATTTTCTGATACATCAAAGTGTGATACATCTTTGATTGGTGGTGTAGACCAGTTAAAGCATGTGGAATATTTATTGGCGAATGACCCTTTTTCAAGAAGAATCGTTATTTCAGCATGGAATCCGAATGATTTTGACAAGGTTTCTTTAACGCCATGTCATGTATTGTTACAATTTTATGTAGAAGAGATAAATGGTGAGAAACATTTGAGTTGTCAATTTTATATGAGAAGCAATGATGTATTTTTAGCAAATGTATTTAATGTGGTAAGTTATAGTATGCTTACCTATATTTTGGCTAAAAGACATAATATGAAACCCAAAGAAATTATTTATACGTGTGGTGATGCACATATTTATAATAATCATGTTGAGCAAGTAAAACAGCAATTAATTAGAATACCTAGACCATTTCCAAAGGTAATGGTGAGTGAATCTGTGAAATATAAAGATTGGAGTGAAATAACAGCGGATGATTTTGAATTACTTGGATATTTTCCGTATGCTGCAATAAAGGCGCCGATGGCGGTTTAAATAATATACGTCTTTAATTTTTTTAATTAATTTAATTAAAAAAATGACATGATTAATTATGCGAGATTTAAGTGTGCTTTTAATGATTCAACCTCATTCATTAATTTTTGGACAGCGCCATATAAACTTGCTATTAATTGATCCGAGTTCAACGTTCTACAATCTGATATACCGTGCATATTTTTTTGTTCCACCGCTTTTGGCATGATACCTTCCACATCTTGTGCAATCCAACCTAATTTAGACCTGTCAGGTACATCTTCTGGTGTATAA